CACCCGGAGAATGGCTGGTGGTGGACGCGATATACCGCCAGCGATCCGTGGCCATCTACCGGCACGACCTTGGATGGTGCATCCGCGGTCGCTGGCTCGGCCATGACGCGGTAGAGTGCTTCCAGGCCTTGGAACCCGTTCCGGACAGGGGGACGACCAGATGTGCCACCTCCGTGGATACGAAAGCGAGCGCGCAGCCCATCGGAAGCTCCGCGAGATACGGCGCCAGCGCCGCAGGCACGCGCCGAAGGTAGAGCGTCGCGCCTTCCAGTGCCCGCACTGCGGCCGCTGGCACTTGACCAGCCGCGCCTGGGAGACCTAGATTCGATCCACTGCCGCCGTGGTTCCCCCTCGGCGCTCGGGCCTGACTGTCGTGAGACAGCCGGGCCTTTTCTTTTTCGGGCTATGATCGCGCCGACTTTCACCAGCCCGGAGCATGTGTTATGGCCAAGCTCACCACCAAGGCGCGCAATGCGCTGCCCGACTCTGCCTTCGCCGGGCCGGGACGGTCCTATCCGGTCACCGACAAGGCACACGCAGCCAACGCCAAGGCCCGCGCGTCCCAGCAGGAAGCCAAGGGCAACCTGTCGCCGTCGGCAAAGGCCACCATCGATCGAAAGGCCGACAAGGTGCTCGATAAGGGCAAGTCGGCGGCCAAGCCTGCGCCGAAGGGCGAAAGCCGCATGGATCGCGCGAACCGTCAGTCCGATGCGCGCATGCGCAAGTTCTTCTCCAACGACTGAGCGACGACGCCATGCCGCTGCCCGCGCTCCGACCGATCCAGAATCTGCACACGCACCTCGCGTACCTCTTCACCGACACGCCTGTCGACTGCTACGTGCGCGACGATGCCGGTGCGATGGATTGCGCGGGATACACGCTGCAGGCCCACCTTCGTCCTTACAGCCGGCCACAGCCGACGGGATGGGACTACGGCGAAGGCACCCCGGGCACCTACGTGCCGTATCACACCACCATCGACGCCACGCAGATCGCGCCGGGCCACGTCCAGTTCACCGTCACGGCCGGAACCATCAAGGCGCGCTTGTGCTCGGGCCTATGGCGCGTGCAGCTCACCGCGCAAGACCCGGACACCGGCGTCAAGACCGCGATCTATCACGCGCTGATGACCGTCCAATGAGCTTCCCACTCAAACTCGGCAAGCCCGAAGCGGTCCGAAAGCAGATCAACGACTACTTTGCGCTCTGCGAGAAGACCAAGAAGCCCTTTACCGTGATGGGTATCTGCAATGTTCTCGGCATCAGCCGGCAGACCTGGCACAACTATCAGGACAAGTGGGCGGAATACGCCGATGTAATGGGTCCCGCACGTCGGCGCGTGGAGCAGTGGTGGGAGGAACGCCTTGCCGGCACGGCGTGCACTGGCGCCATCTTCTGGCTCAAGAACAACGGAGGCTACAAGGACACGACGCAACAGGAAATCAGCGGTCCCGATGGATCGCCGGTGCAGTACGCCAAGGTCGAAATCGTCGGCGTCGTGCCGCCCAATGTCGGTGATACCGAAGTGATGGATGCTGACGCGCTATGACGGCCGTTGCGCCCTTACGGCCGGAAGAAACGCTTCGGCTCGAAGTGCCGATCAAGATGCTTCCCTTCGCATTCCAGCGCTGGCGTCACAAGATTGCCCGCGGCGGACGCGGCAGCACGAAGTCATGGTCGATCGCCCGCATCCTGGCTGTGAAGGGCTACAAGCGTCCTATCCGCTGGCTCTGCTGCCGCGAATCGCAGGCCTCCATCAAGCAGTCGTCCCACCGACTTCTGTGCGATCAGATCTCCATGCTCGGACTGTCGCACCACTACCGCATCACGCAGGACGGCGTGTACGGCGCGAACGGCACCGAGTTCACGTTCATCGGCCTGAAAGAGCACACCTCCGACAACGTGAAGTCATACGAGGCCTATGACGGCGCGTGGATCGCCGAGGCCCAGGCGATTAGCGAGGCGTCTGCCGAAAAGCTGGTGCCTACCATCCGCAAACCTTTCAGCGAGCTGTGGTGGGACTACAACCCCGAGAACGACCAGGATTGGATTCACAAGCAGGCCGAGCAGGCGCTGTCCGATCGTGCGCGCGGCATTCCTACCGACACGCTCGTCGTGACGATCAACTGGCAGGACAACCCGTGGTTTCCGGACACCCTTAAGGCCGAGCGTCAGAAGATGCTGCGGATCAACAAGGATCTGCACGACCACGTGTACGGCGGCCAGTGCCGCAGCCGCGCCGGCATCATCTTCAAGCGCCACTGGTTCCAGTTCTTCGAACTCGGCCAGGAACCCAAGGCGCTCAACCTCTACATCGCTAGCGACTATGCGGCACCGCCGGACCCGGATAATCCGAATGCCGACCCCGATTACACCGAGCACGGCGTGTTTGGCGTCGATCCAGACGACAACGTGTACGTGCTGGCGTGGTGGAGCGGCCAGGACGATCCGGCGGTATGGATCGACGCATGGATCGACCTGTGCAGCCGCCACGAACCGATGTGCGCCTTTCGCGAGAAGGGCGCCATCCTACGTTCCGTCGATGGCCAGATGCGCCGGCGCATGGAGCAGCGCGGCGTCTACACCCGCTGTATCGACCTGGCCTCGATCAGCGGCAAGGCCGAGCGTGCGTTAGGCTTCGCCGCGCGCGCCAGCCTGCGCAAGGTGTTCCTGCCCAATGGACTGGCATGGTCCGCGCGGCTGTTGAACCAGCTGTGCGCCTTCACCGGCCAGGACGGACGAACCGATGACATGGTCGACGCCTGCAGCCTCTTCGGCCGCGGCGTGGAGCATACGGACGTGGCAGCACTGGATGAGGCGGCACGCTCCGGCAGGCCGCATGATGACTACGACGCGGAAGACGAAGGGGACGATTCATGGAAAACGGCATGATCCAGAGCTACCTGGGGCCAGACGACGCGCGCAAGCCGGGCGAGGCCGATACCTCCGAATTCACCGTCGAAGCGTTTTGCCGCGACTTCCGCGATGCCTACGACGACACGTACGACGAGCGCGCCCTCGGTCAGAAATGCCGCGACTACTACGATGGCGACCAGATCACGGAGGATGAAGCGGCGACGCTGCGCAAGCGCAAGCAGCCCATCGTGGTCTACAACCGCATCGGACCGAAGATCGACAGCCTGATTGGTCACGAAAAGCGCATGCGCACCGATCCTAAGGCATACCCGCGCGTGCCGAGCAAGGAAGACGACGCCAACAGCGCCACCGATGCGCTGCGCTTCATCTGTCAGGACCATGACTTCGACTCGATCCGCTCGGCGTGCTTCGAAAACCTGTCGATCGAGGGCATCGGCGCCGGCAAGCTGGTCATCGACAAGACCGGCCCACAGGTCAAGATCATTCCTGTGTGGATTCCCTGGGATCGCTTCTACCGCGACCCACGCAGCCGCCTGCGCGACTTCTCGGACGCCGCCTATCTAGGCGAAGTGATCTGGATGTTCGAGGAAGATGCCATTGCAGAATTCGGCAAGGAGGCCGAGGACGTGCTCAACGCCTCCTACTCCGAATACTGGGACACGACCACGTACGGCGATCGCCCCAAATTCAGCTGGGCCGACAGCCGGCGTCGGCGCGTGATGGTGATGCACCATCGCTTTCGCCATAACGGCGAGTGGTGGAGCTGCGTTTTTACCCGCGGCGGCTTCCTGATCGAGCCTGCGCCTTGCGAGGACGTCGACGAAGAGGGCAAGCCCGACTGCGACATCGTGGCCACCTCGGCTTATGTGACGCAGAACAACATGCGCTATGGCGCTGTGAAGCGTCACCTCGACCCGCAGGACGAAATCAACAAGCGGCGCTCGAAGGGCCTGCACATCCTCAACACCAACCAGGTCATCGCCGAAGAGGGCGCGGTGAAGAACCGCCAGCAGGCGCGCGAGGAAGTCGCCAAGCCGGACGGCTGGGTCGACGTTAAACCCGGCAAGCGCTTCGACATCAACCAGAACAAAGCCGATCTAGCGGCGCACATGCAATTCCTGGCCGAAGCGAAGGCCGAAATCGACGCCATCGGCGTCAATCCGTCGCTCGGTGGCGATTCGTCGGCCCCCTCTGGCCGCGCCCAGGAGCTTCTGCAGCAAGCCGGCCTCACGGAGTACGCCAAGATTTTCGAGGCCAACGAGAAATGGTCTTGGACCATGTACCGCAAGATGTGGTACCGCGTGCGCCAGTATTGGACGGCCGAAATGTGGGTCCGCGTCACCGACGATGAGCGCAATCTGCGCTTCGTGCAGCTCAACCACCCACTGACGCTGCGCGAGGCCATGCAGGCCCAGGCCGCCAAGGAAGGCGTGACCATCGTCCAGATCGCGCACAACTACGCCGCCAACACCGGCGTGCTGCTGACCGGCCCAGATGATCCGCGCCTCGACGAAGTGATCCGCACGCAGAACGACATCGCTGACCTGTCGGTCGACATCATCATGGAGGATGCGCCGGAGACGGTGACGATCCAGGCCGAGCAATTCAAGGCGCTGGTGGACCTAAAGCGCGCCGATCCAAGCGCCATCAGCACGAAGTCGATCATCCAGGCGTCCAGCCTGCGCAACAAGGACCAGATCCTGCGCGACCTGGAAACCACCATCCCGCCACAGGTGCAGCAGCAGCTACAGGCGCTGCAGCAGCAGCTGGCGAAGTCGCAGCAAGACCTCATCAAGTGCCAGCAGCAGCTGCAGGCGGCCAAGGGAAACACCGCGGCGGACATGGCAAAGGTTCAAGCCGACAAGGACACCGACGATCAGCAGCTCGACATCCAGCGGTATCAGGCCGAGACGGCGCGTATTTCCGCGCTCGCGCCCATTCCGTTGGAGGCCGTTCCGCTGGGCTGGCCGGCCGATCCGCAGGTACCCGGCCACTACGCGGCAGGACAGGCCCCTTCCCACGGGCCTGGTTCCAGTCCTAGCATGCGCGTGCTTGAGCCGGGCAGGACGTAGCACGGTTTCGGTAGGCAAGACCGCGACGACGGCGGCAGAACGGTCGAACGCGACGACGGCGAAAAGGTCGACACGCGACGACGGCGGTTCGGTCGATAAGGGGCAACACCATGGCGAACGAAACGAATGACTTTCTGACGGATTGGGCTGCTGCTGCGGCCCCGGCTCCTGGCGGCGAGGATGGCGGCAACGACACCGGCGATGATGGTGGCGCGGTCGATGATCTTGGCGGCGAGGATGGCGGTGGTGAAGGCGGCGGATCGGCCGATAACGGCGCCACCGGCAACGATGGCGACGTGTCCCCGACGGCGGGGGACGACCATTCCGGCGAGGGTCAGGAGGTTCCGCTCGTCGCACTACGCAACGAACGACGTGCCAAGCAGGAAGAGCGCACCAAGCGCGAGGCCGCGGAAAAGCGAGTCAAAGAACTGGAAGAGCAGTTGAAGGCGCCTGCGCGCCGGCCCGAGAACGATCAGGGCCAGCCGCAGCAGCGTGAAACCGCTCCCCCTAAGGATTTTTGGGAAGACCCGGTGGGTTTCGTGCAGCAGCAGGTGCAGGCCGTGCGCCAGGAGTACGAAGCACGCGCTAACCACCAGCAGCAGATGGAGTTCCGCAGGATGGAAGGCGCGATGCGTCGACAGCATGCGGACTTCGACGAAATCAGCCAGATCGTGCAGGAAGAGGCGGCACGCAATCCCGCCATCGTTCCGGCGATCTTCCAGGCGGAAAACCCGGCCGAAAAGCTCTACGAGTTGGGCAAGCAGATCCGCGATTTCCGGGAATTCCAGACCGATCCGAAGACCGCCCGCGACAAGATGCGCGAGGAATTGAAGGCCGAAATCCTGGCCGAGCTGAAAGGCTCCGCCGCACCAGCCAACAATGGTGCTCAGCCTGCCACCCGTCGTCCCGTTGACCTTTCGAGACAGCGAAACGCCACGTCCGCGAGTGCCGCTGCGCCTCCGGACCAATTCAACGAACTCTTCCGAAGAGGCTAAAGGGCTATGACTCAGACGACTGCGAGCGCCGCGGTACGCGCCAAACAGTGGGACGACGGTGTTTTCTTCGAATACATCCGCGACTCCCGCTTCAAGCGCTACATGGGCCAGGGCGAGAACGCCATCATCCAGGTTCAGCGCGACCTGACCAAGAAGAAGGGCGATGCGATCACCTTCAACCTGGTCGGTGCGCTGGACGCATCTACCTACAACGACGGCACCACCCAACTGGTGGGCAACGAAAAGGCCATGCCGAACGATGGCCACAAGATCACCGTGGGCGTCGTGCGTGATGCCGTGGTGGTCAACGCGATGGACGAGCAGGCCTCGGCCTTTGACATCCGCGATGCTGGCCGCACCTCCATCAAGATGCTGTCCTCGCGCCTGCTCAAGCTGCACATCATCAACGCGCTGGGCTCCATGCAGGGTATCAACTTCGCCGCCACCACGGCCGGCCAGAAGAACCAGTGGACGGTGGCGAACGTCGATCGCGTGCTTTTCGGCGATGCCATCGCCAACTACAACGCGACCTTCTCGACGGCGATCAACAACGTCACCGCCACGATGAAGATGTCGGCCGACCTGGTGGGCAAGGCCAAGCGCATCGCGCAGACCTGCAAGACCGCGAACGGTGATGGCATCCGGCCGTACATCTACAACGAAGATCGCGAGACCTTCGTCATGTTCGTCGGCTCCGGCGCCTTCCGTGATCTGCGCGCCGACCTCAAGTCGGTATGGCAGGACGCCCAGCCGCGCAGCGACGAGAATCCGCTGTTCTCCGGCCCGACGTCGGTGCTGTATGACGGCGTGGTGGTGCGCGAGATTCCGGAAATCGCGCCGATCACCAACACCGCGACCACGCCGGTGCGCCTGGAACCCTGGTACCTGTGCGGCGCCCAGGCGCTGGGCATCGCCTGGGCGAAGACCACGAAGACCACCATCCGCAAGGAAGATGACTACGAGTTCCAGTACGGCGTGGGCTTCATGGAAATCCGCGGCATCGACAAGCTGCTGTGGAACCAGGGGCAGGCCACGGCCAAGGACTGGGGCATGGTGACGGGATGGGTCGCCGCGGCGGCCGAGCAGTAATCGGGGCAGCTGGCCATTGGCGGAAAATCGCCAGGGAGGGGAGTCGATCCCCTCCCTTTTTTCCATGAGGTGACCCGATGACGACCTATACACGTGACGACCTGCGCGACGCCGTGCTCGGAGAGCTTGGCGCGATCGATCCCAATGAGCCGCCGTCTCCGGAAGACGCCAAGCTGGCGCAGGACCGCTGTCAGCAGGTGCTGGAAGCCATGTACGAGGAAGGTCTCGTCTGGTGGGACATCGATGGCGATATCCCGGCGCGCGCCTTCATCCCGACGATGCAGTACATAGCTCGCGAGCTGATCGTTCCCTACGGCGCCCTGCAGCGCGCCAACATCCTGACCGAGAACGCGCAGCGCGGTGAGGACAAGCTGTGGGAGCTTAAAGAGCATGCGAATGTCGGCCTCACGCAGACCACGGATTACTTCTGATGACGTGGAAACCCGTTCCTATCGCGGATGGTTCCTACGCGGATGAGTCGCGGCCATACAGCGCGCAAGACACCGTCAACTACATCCTGGAATACGCCGAGCAACAGGGCACGCGCTCGCAGGCGAAGCTGCGTGGAGCGCCTGGCTGGGGTGATCCGTTCTGCGACCTGGCAACGGCCGCGCCGATCCGCGGTGCGCGCAACGTGGAAGGCGTGTTCCTGGTCATTTCGTCCAACAAGCTGTTCCAGATCAATCCCGACGGCACGTCGGTGCAGCGCGGCATCATTCCTGGCGTGGGCCGCTGCTCGCTCGCGCACAACCAGATCACCGGCGGCAATGAGGTGGCCATTTCGAACGGCCAGAGCGGTTACGTCTACAACACGGTCTCGCAGTCGCTGCAGCAGATCACCGATGAGGCCTTCATCGGTGCTAAATGCTTCGACTACGTCGACCAGTACATCGTTGGCGTTGAGCCGGCAGGCCGCTTCGCTTTCACCTCGGACCTGGCGAATGCCATGTCCTATAGCTCGCTGGATCGCTACGAGGCCGAGGGATCGCCGGACAAGATCGTCGGCCAGATCGTCACCCACCGCGAGTGGTGGCTGATGGGACAGCGCACCATCGAGCCATACCAGAACACCGGCGCCACGACGAATACCTTCCAACGATCGCAAGGACTGGTGATCGAGCGCGGCCTCGCCTCGGCCTTCGCTGTAGCGGAGCTGGACAACTCGGTCTTCTGGCTCGGTGATGATGGCATTGTCTACCGCGCCGGCGGCTACACCCCACAGCGCATATCCACGCTTCCCATCGAGCAGGACATCGGCACCCGGCAGATGTCGCTGGCATTCGCCATGACCTATGAGGACCAGGGACACAAGATTTTCTACCTCACCTTTCCGGACGGTCTCACCTGGGGATACGACGTCGTCACCAAGAAATGGCACCGGCGCGAGTCGCGCGGCCTGAATCGGTGGCGCATCAACACGCTGACGAATTGGAACGGCGGCTGGTACGCCGGCGATTTCTCCAACGGCCGTATCTATCTGCTCGACTGGAACGTCCAGCGCGAGAATGACGAACAACTGGTGCGCCGTCGCGTAACGGGTGTGCTGCACGGCGAGCAGAACCGCATCGGCGTGCACGGCGTAGCCGTGGTGATCGATACCGGCGTCAAGCGACCACCGCTCGTCTCGCGCGTCAATCCGTCGCCTGTTCTTCGCGCCAGTGGCGACCTAGGCAACGGCAATGTCGGTGACTTCGTGAGCTTCGCCTACACCGTGACATCGAATCGACGACCCGTCACCGCATCGCTGCTTTCTGGCGCGCTACCGAGCGGCCTGACCATGGACAGCTCCGGCATCATCACAGGCAATCGCATCACGCCGGGCATCTTCACGTGGACGGTGCGATTCACGGATGCGACTGGTGCCCACGTCGATGTGGTCGACGGCTGCACCACCTACGGCCTCTTCGTGCTCGACCCAGCATCGAAAACCATCATCGGCAATGGAGGCACGCTATCTGCGGATGGCCTGACGCTCACCAAGAACGCCGAATCCGGTGGATTTTCCGTCGACGCATGCATGTTCTTCGCCGGAAAGATGACGTCTGGCAAGTTCTACATCGAATACACCTGTGTGGTGGCACCGGATCGTGCCGAGGACCGTGGTGGATACTTCGGCGTCCTGCGCGCGTCTGGTAACCACCCGCCGGGCAATGCCGCCGGCTATGGCGTCTTCGACATGCAAAGCGATACCAGCGCAGGCGTGAATGGTGCGCTGGTGCATGGCCAGGGTCCGAGATTCAGCAATGCCGGCCAGACGGTTGGCATCGCCGTCGATGTGGCGAGCGGCAAAGTGTGGTGGCGCGATGCTGCAGGGTGGAACGCCGGCGGCGATCCGGCCAGCGGTTCGACGCCCTTCGGCACGATTTCGCCGGCCAATCTTTCCGGGGGCATCGTGCCCTACGCCACGACATACACGACCAACGGAAAGTGCACCGTCAATTTCGGGCAGCACCCGTTCCTGCTCGGACCTGTGCCGGCAGGCTTCAAGGCTGGGTGGGGGATATTCCCGTGACCTACGTCGAAATCCGCTACAGCAAGGACGGCGGCAACACGTGGTCGAACTGGCGCACTATTCAGGCCGGCGAAACCGGCGATTTCGTCAAGAAGACGCGCGCACGTCGCTGGGGAATTTCGCGGCAGTGGGTCTTCGACATCCGCGTTACGGACGACGTGCCGGCCGATATCATCGGCTGCAGCGTCCTGATCGAGGGATATGACGAATGAAGCTGATCGAAGACTTCCTACCGGACATCGAGCGCGTGCGCGCCGCCGCGGTGAATGCCGACTATATCGACTACCGTGCCCACGACGGCCAGGTCTATCGGCGCGTGTGGATCGGAACGGTGCCTGGGCTGATTTCGGCGGTGGAGTACGCCATGGGTCCGGTCGACATGCTGGGTATGGGCTACCGGCTTAACTACGCCGGCGAAATGCCCAATACCGCCATCCATTCCGACCTGGGATGGGGCACGCATGCGGCGGTGATTCCGCTGATCGACAATCCCGAAAGCGGGACGGCCTTCTGGCGCCACAAGCTCACCGGCCGACAGCGAATCGACCCCGACGACTATGGCCTGCTGGACGACATCAAGGCCGACTGGAACTCACCGGAAGCCTGGGATCGCACGCACTTCGTGCCGATGGTCATGAACCGCGCAGTGATCTACGAATCAGCGGTGTTCCACTCCCGCTACCCGTTCGAGGCCTTTGGCACGACGCCACACGATGGGCGCCTGATCGCCGTGGCGTTCTTCAACCTCAAAAGGAAGGCCGCATGAGCCTCATCATCCGCACCGCGATCGAGCAGGATATGGCGCAGTGCCTGGACATGGCGCGCGCCTTCTACGCCACCACCAACTACGGCGACATCGCGCCGATGGATGACGACACCGTACGCGACCTGATCCGGCATTGCACCGAGAACGGCATCCTTCTGGTCGCCCAGGTGGCCGGCACCAACGCGCTGATCGGCATGGCCGCCCTGGTGCTGGTGCCTTTCACCTTCAACCGCAACGTTCGCATCGCCGCCGAGGTGGCGTGGTACGTCATGCCCAACCACGAACGAAACGGTGCTGGCGCGCTGCTCGAAGAGGCCGCTCGCGCCGAGGCCAAGAACAAAGGCGCGGTGATGATGAGCATGTACGCGCTCGAAACGTCGCCGCCTCACGTGAACGACTACTATCTGCGCATCGGCTATATCGCCGGCGAGCGCTCCTACCGCAAGAGGCTCTAGCTATGGCCGCAGTCACGGGTGCAGTAATCGGTGGCCTTTCGCTGGCCGATTCCGTCTATGAGGGCGCGCAGAACCGAAGCGCCGCCAAGGACGCGGCGAAGGCATCGCAAGCCGCGACGGATCGCGCGCTCGCCGTCCAGCAGCAGAACTACAACAACACGCAGACGAACCTGAATCCGTATATCGATGCGGGTAAGGGTGCGCTGGGCCAGTTGGTGCAGCTCAACTCCGGGGACTATTCGAGCTTCGACCAGTCGCCGGACTATCTGTACGCGCTCAGCCAGGGCATGCAGGGCGTCGATCGATCGGCGGCGGCGCGCGGTTCGCTGTACTCCGGTGGACACAGCGCGGACGTGCTCAAGACGGCCGAAGGCCTGGCATCGCAGAACCTGGGCAATTACCGCAGCTACCTGACGGGTCTGGCACAGATGGGCCAAGGCGCAGCGACGAACCTGGGTAGCATCGGTGCCGGCAACGCCAACGCGGTGAGCGGTATCGGCTTCCAGAACGCCGGCAATCAGGCGAACGCTGGCTACAACCTCGCCGCCGGCAACATCAACATGGGCAACAACATCGCCAGCACGCTGGGCCAGCTGTGGGGCCAATACGGCAACCAGATCACTGGCGGCGGCAGCGCGGGCGGTGCGAACGCCAGTTCCTACGGGGGTATCTCGCCGATGCCCAATTCATTCACCACGCCGAACTACACCGGCCCCGGGTCGACCTCGATCACGTGGCCTGGCATGGCCGGCGGATGGGGAGGCTAAGCCATGGCGGGTCCCTACCTGACGAGTCCGCTCGACAACATCAACAAGGCCTATCAGCAGGGTAAGGCCTACGCGTTCCAGGATGCCGCGGGCAAGGCGCTCACCAGCCAGGGCGCCGACCGGCAGGCCGCGCTCGACGATGCCACGCGCATCGATCCCGAGGCATCGCTTAGCCTGCAGGGTGCCATCCAGCAGCAGGCGCTCAACCAGCAGAAGACGCAGGCCTCGCTGAATCAGCTGCAGCGCGACCAGCTGGTCAACAAGGCGCGCTTCCTGCTCGCGGCGCCCCCGAACCAGCGGCAGGCCATCTATGGCGGCATGCTCGAATCGCTGCGCGGCATGGGCATCCAGGCGCCCGACACCGTCGACGACAACGTGCTGCAGACCGCGCAGGCGCTGGTGAGCAGCGCGCAGGCGCCCAAGGGCGTCGTGCTGCAAGCGGGTGGCAAGCTGGTCGACGCCAACACCGGCCGCCAGCTGGCCGAAGGCAATCCGGCGGCCAGCCTGGGCAGTGTGGAACTCGGCACGCCGGACGGCGGAAAGCAGCGCTTCCTCTACAACAAGAAAGACCCCACCGGGCGCCTGATGCTGCCGGGCCAGGGCGGCACGGTCGGCGGCGGCGTGCCGGCCACCGGTGGCTACAGCATTACCACGCAGCCGGCTGGCGGCGTCGCGCAGGAAGCGCCG